CCAGAGAGAACAGGTAATGAACCAACAACACCAGAACTCACAGTTGCCGAACTGGGAGTCGCATCACCAGGAGAAAAACTTTCGGTCTTGGAGAAAGCAGAACCAGCGGTGGTTATCACTGTATCTGTATGAACTGCAGCAGGAACGCCAGAACTTAAAGTACCGAGATTTAGACCCCCGATTTTTCCGCTAGTCGTAGTTGTACTTCCATTGGCTGTTACTGAAACAGATGGGGTGATGTTTGATCCTGACAAGCTGTATTGAGAAGCACCTCTGGAAGTTGAGGTATAAGCAGGTTCAATACTGACAGAAGCACTCGTTTTAATTGAGTGCCTCATATCGGCTTGGGCTGGTGTAACCAATAAGAAAAGAAGTGGAAGTAGTTTTCTCATGGTTTTAGTTGTCCTGTGATTGGATCAATTTCTTTGCCTGTGATTGGATCGTATTTAACGACCTCAGCTCCTTCTATCTTAAGAGGTGTTATTACTCTGATGGTTTGGTACTGTTGATTTTTGGCAAGTTCAGCAAGTGTTTTCTTTAATTCATCAATTTCTCTTTTAGCAGAAGCACTGTTTCTTTCGTCTTTCTTTTTACCTGCATTAGCAACAGTCACACCTAGCGATCCAAGTAAACCACCAAGGACTCCTGCTGCGTATGTTGCATCTATTCTCTGATCTGCTACCCACCATTTTGATTCAGGTAACTTGATATATGCTAAAGAAATTATCGTGATACACCATGCGATTAATAACGTCTTTATCCCAGTCGAGAGATAAAAAAGAACCATTTCTTGATAAGCAGGAGTATCGTCTTCTTCTTTTGCTATTTTCTTTTCTGGTTCTGGTTTGGTCGGCTGTGTTTTTCCAATTGACTTAGGGTCTACAGCTTTTTTTTCATCCATAAAATGAAGAGCAAGTCATAATTAGATTACCTGTAATTGATTAAAAATGGTTGAAGTATGGGCAGCCCTTGTAGGAGCAGGGATTTCAGCGTTCTTGATGGTATTATCTAACAGGTCAAATAGAAATCAAGGTAATTTTCGTGAAATATTTCATCGTCTTAACGCTATTGAAAAGGATATAGCTAGAATTGAAGCAAGTAAGAAAAACAATCAATCATGGAGGAATCGATTATAAGGGCAGAAAAAAGGATCAAAGAATTGCAACTGTTAATAAAAATCTGGAAACAAAAAAACCCCCGTTAAGTTTATAAACGGAGGCTTTTGGGATGCGATGGGGATCACATGCCAAAAATAGCGTCTTTGACTAGGCTTGGAAAGTAGCTACTACTTTTATGCTTAAACTTATTAGGCCAATTGTCTTCACTTTTCTTAGAAGTAAAGCAATTAAACAGCTTGCAATGGACATCATCAGAGTTGCTGTCACCAAGACAGATAATGATGTAGATGATCGTCTTGCAGATATGCTCGAAAAGGCTTTATTCCCAGGAGGGAAAAAGTAAAACATTACACTAATAGGATGTATAGAAAAGCAACAATCGAGGGAGATACTCAGAGGTTTTTAACGATGGATCGTTGGTATATTCTCGATGGTCGCCATAGGAGGGATCACCCTTTATATGGTTCGTATTCGGGGCTTGAGCATATTGGGCCACTTTTAGATCAACTAAATGAAATGGAGGATTAAATGAAAAAAGAAGTGCAAATTGATTTGACTGAATTGATTGGGCCACCTTCTTTAGAAGAAGAATTGTCAGTCGAACGAAAAATATTAGAGGTTAAAGAAATGACAGACATAGCTGAATTAAAAATTATTACTGAGGGTTTAATTAGGCAGCATTTTACTCAAACTCGATTTATTGCTAAGTGCTTGGAGCGTGTTGCTCAATTGGAGGCAAAGATAATATCTTTACAACATAAGGTTAAGCAACCTGAGAAAACATGGATAGAGAGAATATTTCCTTAAGTGAGATTAGAGAGAACATGTTGAGCATGAGTGGAAGGGCTTTTTAGATCGTCCCATTGGATTTGGTAATAGAAAGAAGGATGCCCCCTTTTGTCTAATTTTTTCTCAACAGATAATATTCTGCCTTTTCTGGGAGCCATAGAGCGTGAGGCACTGATTGTTTTTTTTAAGACACGATCATTCACTTGATAGCGTTGCCCTATTCTTTTTGGTTGATTCATTCAACCTTCTCTCTATATTTTTCTTTTAGTGCTTGTTCTACATCTGCGGGCAGGGTCGAAAAGGTTTGTTTTTTAGAAGATTTTAAAAGATGTTCATATTCAAAATCTTGTAATTGAAAACCTTCTGCACCTTTCCCTTCTCGTTGCCATCTTATAAGCAAAAAGCCTTCCATCCCACCAAGCATCTTGCTTATTTCACTTGGCATTTTTTCGGCTACAACACTAATAAGTGGTGGTTCTTTGATCCCGACAAACCATTTGAAACGCTTAAAGGAAAAATAAAAACCTCGCCTTACTTTGTAAGAAATATCGAACCATAGGTCATTTAAAAATTCCATTTTCTAATTATCTAATTGTCTTTAGGATCTTGGATATAGCACGACCTTCTAATCGGTTTTGAATTGTTTGTTGCCATTCAGCTTTGTCTTTTTCGGAAGCCTCATTGTAAATCTCTTTAGGTATATTCTCTTCTAAATACTTGTAGATCATTTCTCTTATCCAAGCAGAAGGTTTTGTATCTAATTCTTCTTTTACATGGTTGATGAAAAGATCTCCCCTGTTAGGAGACAGGAGGACTTGTAAATATTTACGATTGCCATGCCCCCTTTTCTCAGTTGTCATCTTAGTTTTAATTTATATGATAGTACCATATTAATTACTTGTCTATCTTATTTAATTTTATCCCAAGCATCAGACATTCTTTTTTCCAGGGCAGCTTTACTGTCTAATTTTTTCCCGATTGCACTAAGACCTGTAAAAAGTCCATGACGTTTATGACTTTTCTTGTCTCTTCCATCCAAGTGATACCAGCGATCCATGTCAATGACACGCTTGCGATCTTCTTCTAGTGACGTTTTTTTCATTTGAGTTAGTTGTAGTAGCCAAAAACAGTGCGAAAGTGCATGGGAGCAGACGAAGACTCTTCTTCTAAGATATCGAAGGGAATCAACATCCAATCATTCTCAGATTCATTAAGGTGTTTTAGTAAAACCTCTTTAGAGAGAGGCCCAAAGACTTCATCTTCAACGTCCCAAAGAATATCTGTAGCACAACGCCCATGCGTCCACTGTTCAGGTTCATACTGAGTAGCAGGTGAAATTTGAACAGCATCTTCAACTTCTGCTTCAACATAAACAGTTCCTTCTTTTTCGTTGTATTCAAAAAGATAGATCTCGTAAACTTCAGGCATGATTGATAAATGTCAATAATAGAATAATACCATAGTAGTAATAAATAGGCAATCTCACACGGGGGGATATATCCAAACTTGTCCCATTCAGCAAAAAACCAGTGCAGTTCTAGTGTTTGTTACGGGACAAGCCTATGGGACAGCCTACTTTTGTCCCACTTTCTCCGTTCCAATGGGACATTTATCCTTTGTCCCATCCTCTTGTCCCACATCAAAACCCGTTCCACGATTATGATTTCCTATGGTTGGGACAACTTCTTCTACCTCTCCACACGCAAGGACTGCTTTATATCTGATTATTGGTTCTTGTTCAGTAACCTCTAACAAACCTTTCTTCGTTAGTCTTTGGAGCGATTTACGAATAGCATCTTTACTTCCGTCCATCAGGGGATCATCAAGGAGTTGTTTTGTGGAACGTGAATCTGGGTGAACAACTCTTAGTTTTTGTAAAACACGACCATGAACAGAAGCAGGTGTTGGATCGTTGTCTACTTCTGGAGTGTGGTCAGCAACAGTGAAAGTTAGGTCATCTTGCATTTGCATTAAGAGTTGAGTACCCATTCTTCCTTGCCTAGATTTTTCAATCGTGATTAAACGACTGAATTTTCCAACTTTTACTGCTTCTTCTTCAGAAGGTTTTGATAATGCCCATGTTTCGTCAACAGCATCACGAATAGCAGATGTTCCTCTAAATCCACCATTTTTATTTGCATGGTGAATAATCAAAATTGTTGTTTTAGGGAAAAGGTTTCCGTTATTTCTAGTCAACCAATAGAGAGGTGTTGCAAAGTCAGATTTGTTTTCATCAAAAGCCTTCCCTCCACTACAGCCAATCAAAGAATCAATAATGACAAGCTTTGGTTGATACTCTTTCATCATTGTGACGAATTGAGCGTATCTCTGTAGTTGCCAATCAGTGAGGATTTTTGTATTTGAATCGATAGGATAATCAACTTCCTCTAACTGTTCTTTCAATTGAGTTAGAGGCTGATCTCCATTCAAGATAAGAACTGGGCCTTGCTTTACTGGTACGTGACTACCTCTAACGATGAAAGGAGTTCCACTGGATATATGTTTTGCGAGAGTCCATGCACTCATAGACTTTCCATCTCCACCTGCCCCATAAATGAGTACAACTGAAGGTGTAGGAAGTACATCAGGAATTAAATATTCACGCTTCACATCCATTTGCATTAAATCTTCCGCAGAGAAAAGACCTGTTTGGTTTTCGTACTGAAGTTGATCAACAATTATTTTTTCTATTGCTGTCTGATCTCTGTAACCAGCTTGAAGAGCTAAAGCATTGAGCTTGTAATTAACCTCCGCAGGGTTTGGAAGTTCAAGAATATTTTTGGCACGTTTTACGACTTCTGCGAAATCAAGAACAGAAGTCCTTATTTCCTGGACTTGCTTTGTTTCTGCGGCTTTAACTATTTCAGCGTTCTCTTTGGAAAATCGATGCCTCTCTGGGTCTTCCCTATCTGCAAGCCAAATTAAAGTACCAAGTCCTATTCCTGATTGCTTAAAGGAATACCAAGCAGTTGTGCAAGGTGTGTGCTTATCATCAGCATCTTCCCACTCTTCTGCAAAATCAGGATCTTGTGAAGACCAATGTGACCAAAGAGCTAAACCTAATTCATTAGGTAAAGCAGAATGTATTGCCATTCCAACCCTGACCCAATGATCTCTACTACCAAGACCTTGATGTGAAACGACACTTAGACATTCATGGATGATCTGAGCTATTTCATCTTGGGTTCTATCGCTGAAATCAAGATCTTTTCTATTTTGATGAACTTTAGGAGGAGCTTTCATCTCAGCTATAAGCCAAGCAGGAGCCTCTGGGATATTGTTTAAATCGCCTGTGAGCGTATATATGCCTTCAGTAGAAGAATGTCCACCAGGGTAAGCACCAATGATTACACCTTGTCTGCGACCCCATAGGATCTCATAATCTCCCCCGTCCTCTTTACGAAGTCCATGCCCTTTTACTTCACCCCATAAATTTTGAGGAATACGGAAGATGAATTTTGCAGCATCAGCCTTAGTGCTTACGATCATTGGAGCGTTAAGAATAGAGCTGCCCCAAACTTTTGCAAGCTTTTTAAGATTCTTATCAACGTCAAGGATGACAATGCCTTTACCTCTGATACCTGTATAAAGACCAACAGCTTGAAGATCAGAATTTTTATTTAAAGCAAGTTCTACGTCTGCCTTATCAAAATCTCTATCCCAACTTTCTTCAAGAGGATTTTTGCCTGTAGCCTTTCGGCCTGAACGCATGGA